TGGCCGCACCATGGACAATCGAACCAGCGATATTAAGGAATGTATTCAAGAGAGCCAAAAGCAGTGGCCTAAGAATGCCAGTCCACATGCTTTTAAAAAAGCCGCCTACCTGATTCCACGTGATCCGAGCCGAATTACCGATGAAGCCAAGAACGGCAATAGCCGTATTCTTGATCTGTCCCCAGTGCTTGACGATAACGCCGGTAACGATAATCAGCGTGGTAGCGAGCAACAGCCACGGGTTAGCCGCTGCGGCAAGTCGCATGGCCACGCCGATAGCGATGATCGCCACGGTGGCAATCTTCACCGGGCCGGGCAGGATGTTGAACAGTTTGATAATGGCCTGCATGCCAGCTTCAAAATAGCCGAAGGTGCTTTTAAGCACCGGCATGACCGTATGACCGAAGTCTTGCATACGCGGGATGGCTGTTCCGGTAAGGAACTGAGCGAACTTCGTCAACGGCGGAAGCAGAGCCGTACCCAGACGAATCGCCAGCACATCAAGCACGTTCTTAAGGATGGCAAACTGAGCTTGAGCGGTCTTGCGCTGCTGAACTACCGCGTCACCGTAATTGCCTGTGGTCTTGTTAATCTGGTCTTGCTTTTTCTTCAGCACGTCAAGGTTGTTAACCATCGTCAGAATAGCCGACGAAGAACGGCCGCCGCCGAACGCATGTGATAGCAAGATAGCTTGCTGGCTAGCGGACATGCCAGACTTATCAAGGTGATCCTTCAACAGCGCGATAGCGCCGACTAGCCCGCTAGGGCCGCGCATCGTGTTAGCAAGCTGCAAGCCTGTCAGGCCGATTTTACCTAGCCACTTAGACGCGGCACCGGAAGGGGCCGCAAGCAGGCTTAGAGACATCTTGAGGCGCGTTGCAGCCTCATCGGCTGGAATGCCTTCATCTGTCATCAGCGCCAGCGCAGACCCTACGCTTTGCAGCGATACGCCAAACGTCTTGGCTGCGGGCAGGATGCCCGTACCGATGGCAGACGTAAAGTCTTCCATCCGCATGTTACCGGCACCGATAATCGCGTTAACGGTTGCAGCGGTCTTGCCGAACGATTCAGCACCCTTAATCCCTGACCGCCACGCGCCGCCGAGCGCGTTAGTGGTTGACTCAAGGTCGGCACCGCCAACCGCCGCAAGGTCAGACGCGACCTTAAGTGCCTTCATGGCGCTTACGTTGTCTAGCCCGATTGACTTGAGGTGATACAGCGAGTCGGCTAGATGCTGCGGGCTCTGCTGAGCATGCATGCCAAGATTAAGAACCGCTTGCGACAAACCCGCGATATCCTTCTGGCTAGCGCCAGCCTGAGTATGAACTTTTTCCATACTCGACTGAAAACTAGTTGCCATCTTAATAGACTCGTAGCCTATAGCGGCAACGCCGGTAGTCAGGCCCATCATTCCGGCCATGCTGCCTAGCTTCGAGAATACACCCTCAACATTAGCGCCAGCCTTACGCGCTACCGGCGTAAGCTGGTCACGGCCAAGAATGACATAAGTTAGGGTTTTGACTGCCATTTTGCTTGGCCTGTTCTCTCCGCAATTGATCGGCCGCTACAGACATATCTATGAATTCACCGAACGGCAAATCCCATATCGTCAAGGGAGTAAGCCCGAAGAATTCCCAGAAATCCGTGTAGCGTTGCATAACCTGAGCATGAAGACCACCCTTGTTATCCGGCCATTCAAGGTCTTCCGTTATTTTGGGACTTGGCCAGCTTCCGCCGCCTTTTGCATAGCCTTTTCCAGCTCTTCAATAGCGGCCAGTTCTTCATCGGTCGGGATCATCTCGAAGTCGTTAAAATCAAGATCAACGTTCTCAAAAGGAATGGTTATCTTACTTCGCTTGTGCAAGATGTAGACAAGCGCGGCTAGCGCTTCCGGCTCGAGGTCATCGCCGCCAGTAGCAAAGTCTTTCCCGTTCATCCCGGTAAGCTGTTTGATGGTGCGAAGCTCCATCAGCGTTGCGCCATTGAAAAGCCATTCATGCTCAATATGGCAGTTGAGACAATCCTTTATCTTGATGACAGGCATTAAAGCATCCGTCCGAATTCTTCTAGCACTGATTCAATCTCGCGGTTAACGGCTGGTTCTAGCTTCTCGATTGTCCCGAAAAAGAACGGGGCCGGGCTCTGGGTGACTTCCGGCTTGTGACCGTAGGTCGGGTGAACCCATGGCTTAGATCCCTCTAGCACGGTGGCAAGGTTGGACTTACCGCCGCTGGGAACAGACTTGATTACGACCATTACAGACCGGCCGCTGAACTTCATCTTGCGCGTAATTGAGTTGGCCACTGCTGACCGAAGGGAACCGCCGCGCTCAGCCGCACGGTACCTGGAATGGGTAGACGGCGTGTTCCTGGCCGCTACCCTCACGGCAGGCTGAAGAGGTGCGGTAGCCGTTCGCATCTTCTTACGCAAAGCTGGCATGAGATCGGACCTAGCCAGCTTCGCAATCGTCCGCTTTGATTCCGCCGTCAGTTCTGCCCTGGCAGAGTTACTAATGGCGGGCATAAGTCACGCCCAAGCAGTCGAGTCGGAAGAAATCAGCGTGATCTGAACCGGGGCATTAACGCCGTCTGAGTAAACCTGGAAAGTGCCGCTAGTGCGAACCAGGTCCGGGCCGGAAACCACGGCAGGAGCCGCGTTGATCTTCGCTGCCGGAATGATGATGTCGAGCGTGTAGTTACCGCCACCACCTGCAACAGCACCGCCGACAGACGTAATCTGAAGCGGAACGGTCGTGTTATTCCTGAACGGGGAATCCCACGTGGTAGCGTCATACTCACCTTCAAAGGTGCCGGAAAGGCTGAAGAAGTCGTTCTCTAGCTGTTCCTTCTTGACGCCAGCGTTACCGAGCCCGAACCGCTGATCCGCAAACGTAGCGTTACCCATCAGGGAGAACTTAGTAGCCACAGACGGAACGGTCACGCCAGAAGCGATGCTGACCACGCCGGTAGTCGTGCTGGCCGTACCGCCAGTAGTAAAGACAGTCGTGTTGGCGAAGTTCCACGCCAGGTTACTTGTCGGATAGCTGGCGGTAGCCAGCGCGGGAACGTTGTCTTCATTCCAGGCGTCGATAGTGGCCGTAAACAGCGAAATGGCGTTGTCCTGGAAAATCATTTCCCAGTCATTCAGTTTACAGCCCATGTACGTCAGAGCCTTGACAGTACCCGTACCGGGTTCTGGCTTGCCGACCTGGCAGGTAAACGACACGCCACGCAGACCGGCCGGTTGGTGAATCTGCTTGTAAGCACTACCGGAGATAAGAACCGGGTTGGCGGTAGAACCAAGCGCATGCTTCATCCACCAGCCAAACCCCTTTTGCATAATCGGGATTTCTACCTTGCCGGTAGCACCCTTGCGTACCTGCGCTACCTGGCTTACATCCTTAAACCGAGTGCCAGCTTGAAGAGCCGGGTTGTCGATATAGGACGGGGTAAAAGTAAGCTCAGTTGAGTTGAACGGAAAGAAGTTGACCACGGGAACAGCTTCGGTACCGACCGTAGTCTCATTCTTGGTGCCGAACTGGGCATCAAGACCGGAACCAGTAGGCATCAGACCTCATCCTTCCCGTTTTCAGTTTCCAGCGGTGCGCCAGCCGCCTTATCAGCGTCCTTAGCTGCTTCACGAGCCTTTTTCTTTTCGGCCGCATCCTTAGATACGTCTTCCCAGTGATCTTCAGACCAGGCGGTCAATCCGGCCAGCTCATCGGGAACGACAATAGACCCGCCGTTCTCGACAACACCGATTTCATTTCCGGCCACGACTACCCGCACTTCGGGATGTGGGCCTATATAACGCATAAGCGCCATTTGCATTTTCCTTCGATTAGGTTAGTCGCGCAGTGGCATAGATGGTGAATTGGATTGTCACGACTGCACCGCCAGCCGTGTTGTGCGGTTTGGCCGCATCAACAGCCGAGATAAGGCAGCCGTACGTCTCTGGTGTGGGGTTGCGCGGCAGAGCCGCGCCAACGTCCTGGATAACCGACATAGCGAGCGAACGAGCCGCTGTTACGGTGCTGGCCTTAGCGCCAGCAACGCACTTGATACTCAGATGCTCTTCGCGCGCTACCTGGCCTAGCCCGTAGAAAACCTGATCCATTACAGCCGAGTCATCCGCCTGGCTCTGGTCTTCAGCTTCGGTAGCGAAGATCGCTACATACTGGGTTATGCCTCTGTTCGGCTGTTTACTTGGCGGGCCGTCGTAAACCGGGTAAGTCACGGCAGCGTCTACGGCGGCGACAACCGCCAGAATCAGGCCGTCGAGCGCGGTTACCTTTATAGGCATGGAACCCCTTCGGAACGAGCCTCTGACCTGCACGTTTGTCGAGTTAAAGTGGCTACCTGGTATGGTTGGGTGCAGTAAAAAGTTAACTCGCAATAAGGCCAGGTCACAGCGTTGGAAGCTCTGAGATTGATTCTAAGAGGTTTACGCGAATCCTGGCTGAGCCTGGCTCTCTAGGAGTGCCTGAGCATGTGGCGGAATCTTGTAATTCGCAAGCATTTGCTCGAATTGTGCGGTAGCTTCCGGGCCGGGCTCAAACGAATCAGCGCCGTAAGGCCGTTGTGTTGCCCACAGATCCATAATGATCTCTTTAACGGCAAGCTGTATCTGGTTGGACACGACAAGACGGCCAGCCGTGTACGTCGCTTTCCACGGGCCATAGTAAAACGGAATCTGCGCTACAGTCTCCACGGTTCCGCTATCCGGGTAAACGATAAGATCGGCAGTAACCCAGGAAGGGCCACCCGCGTAAACAGACGTTATCGACGTTATAGCCGTGTCCGTAGGCAACGGCGCATGGGGCATCTTCAGCACATGCGCCTGGTAACCCGGAACACGTTCGTTCGTGAAAACCCGCTGAACGCAATTGCCTACGATCGACTCGGCTAGCTCCGTAGCTGCCGCCATAACCTGACGGAAAATATCGTCACGATCGCCTTCCGTGTAACCGACATACGCTCTAGCCTCATCAATACCGATGACCGAACGGAATATGTTACAGTTAGCGTAATCGGTCTTATGCGTAACCGGGCCGATACTATTCCAGACGAATACGTGCAAACCTTCCTGAACCGTCGTGTAATCAGCGTGATACTTACCCGTGCCGTCATTGACAATGGAGCCGTCTAGGCTTGTAACTGTGCCATCCGGCAACGTTGCGTTAAGGTGAATCGTAGCCGGGGCAGTAAGTACCCCGGTACGATCCGTAACCGTGGCGGTAGTTTCGTATTGCTGGCCAACTTCAACAGCCATTAGATCCCCTTACCGCCTACCGTTGAGTTTGAAGCACTGCTAGTTCCGGCTTTCCCGCCCAGCTCTTTACCGCCAGCTAGCGCGTCTGGCGTGTTTCCGTGAATCTCGGAACCTACACCAATTCCCTTGCCGCCAACAGACAAAAAACCATAGTTAAACAGTGACGTAATTCCGATGTTAAACTGGTCAGAAGCAACACCGGATTCCGCGAAACTGATCGTAACGAAAGTAGTGAACGAATCAGAAGCACTACCGCCGTCGGCGAACACTACGGCAATCGTCTTGTTAAACGTGTCCGTGCCCGTACCGGAATCTGCAAGTCCGGGCATGATTCCGAGTGCATCGGAACCCGCGCCGGTATCGGTGAGGCTTACCGGACTTGCAATCGTCACGCCAAGCGCGTCGGCAGACGCACCCGAGTCGGTAAGCCCTGGCATTATGCCCAGTGTGCTTGCCGCTGTTCCGGTATCCGCCAGCGGCGTAGGTTGTATAAGGCTCAGAGCGTCTGTAGCAGTGCCCGAGTCGGTGAACCCTGGTATCGCGCCGAGCGCGTCTGAAGCTGTGCCGGAATCGGTCAGAGGGACGCTAGCGGCCAGTCCGAGCGCGTCAGCGCTCACGCCGTTATCCGTAAGACCTATCAGGGTTGCAGAAGATACAACTAGCGTGTCCGCACCCGCACCGGAATCGGTAAGGCTGACGAGCGTAGCGATAACTGCGGTTAGCTGGTCTGTTCCCGTACCGGAATCAGTCAGGCCGACCAGGCTTGCAACGGTAATGCCTAGCGTGTCCGCACCTATTCCGGCATCGGTCAGTCCCGGCATAATACCGAGGGATTCCGCCGAAGAACCAGAATCGCTAAGCGCTGTAGGTTGCGTAATGCTGAGCGCGTCAGCGCTCACGCCGGTATCCGTCAGGCCGGGCATTACGCCAAGCGTTGACGTGCTAGAACCAGTATCGCTAAACGCTGTAGGTTGCGTTACAGCGAACGAATCAGAAGACGCACCCGAATCTGTCAATCCGGGCGTAATGCCCAGTGCTTCCGTGCCGGTGCCTGAATCGGTCAGGCTAACCAGTGTTACAACAGTTATAGCCAGCGTATCTGTAGCTACGCCCGAATCGGTAAGACCTGGTATGATTCCGAGCGCGTCAGCGCTTACGCCAGAATCGGTAAGAGTAATCTGTGACGTTACTGCAAGCGCGTCAGCGCTCGCGCCCGTTTCTGCTGACGGAACATCGACGCTAAGCGCCAGTGCATCCGAGCCAATCCCGCTATCCGTTAGCGGAGTAGCTGTAGCGGCAACGCTACCAGTATCCCACATAATTTGCTGCGCGCGGTAACGCCGCCCTCTGCGTCTACGGCGTTGCTGCATAAACGGCAGTGAAACTGCACCACCACCACCGCCAGCGGCCAGGACTTCAACCGCTATAGCACCCCACCAGTCAGAAGTAATAGCCCAGGTGAGAGTTACCGAACCGCCTGCGGCGATATCGCCGCCACCAGCATTACCTGCCGCTGTATTAGAGTTCAGGGCTTTAAGCCAGCGTTGAGTACCCGCAGATTCCGATGTTACGCCAGTACCCGAAGAGTTGACACCGACCACCAAGTTACCGGAAGTAGTGCCGGTAACCGTGATCGTATCCGGTGAAGCTGCGCCGGTAACAATAACCGGCGTACCAAACGCTGCGGCAAAGGTAGTTGCTGCACCCGAATATGACTGAGAACCAACTACTATATCACTGGCCGCTGTGGGGGTTATCGTAACTGTCTGCGAGCCAGAACCGACATTAGCAATTCCCCACGCTTGCGTAAAACCTACCGTCTGGTTATTGTTGTGAACTAGGCCAAAAGACGTAGCAGACGAGCCGCCAACAGTACAAGTAGCGGTAATCGTATCTGTTCCGAAACCGCCGCCTACAACTACTGCCACGCCGGTTGCTACGTTGGTATGCGTCCATGACAGGGTAGTTACGCCTGTACCGGAAGAACCCGCCGAACCAGGGCCGACCGCATCGAAAGCAACAGCCATGCGCCCGCTCCGTTTAGCTTGTTACAATGCTTCCCGCTACAGCTATTGGAGTAGGGCCAGAGACAATTACCGTTGCCCTAAGCTGACGGCCAGTGCCGGGGAACAGCGGCCAGTTTCCCGAAGATTCCGCGTAAACGTGCTGTACGCCCTGCCTATCTGTAAAGGTGATCGCACTGCCGACTGTAGACCATGAAGTCTGCGAACCGTTTAGGTTGGTATCTACCGCATGCCAGTTAACACCGTCTGTGGACATTTCCAGTATCGCCAGGATAACAGACGATACGGTTAGCGAATTCAACCCGTTCGTAACTGTTCGGTCGATAATGAGCGTCACTGCGGTATCTGTATTGCTAGCGGTAGCCGGGCCGAACTGGCGGGATCCCACCGCCACGGTAACCGGGCCGAAACTAACGTTAATAGACATCAGTTCTCACCGTACACATCTAGCTGCTGAATATTTATCAGGTTAGACGCACTCGACGCACTGCACGCGGCAGACAGAAAAGCATAGTAGGTTACTGAGTTATCTACCGTAGAAACCTGGCCAGAAACGTTGTTATCCGGCATTGGCGCGGAAAACGGAGTACCGAAGCCCTTCGGTGAACGAATCTCACCGGCAGTATAAACGACGCTGGCACCACCGATATTGACATTACGCATGGTCAGGCTGATATCTCCGTACCAAGAGGCCAGCGTTACACCGCTGGCCGTCGTTGTAGCAGGTGTAGCGCCTAGCGAGATACCGCCAGCGGACCATGTAGTAGAAGTGAGAAGACGCAACGTAAACGTAAACGTAGGCGTTGCCGTAGTGCCGAGCAATCCATGAACGCGCCAGCGGATTTTACGGCCAGTCGCACCGTTATTGAAGAAAAAGCCAGCCGGGATAATAACCGGCGCTAGCGTCTTCTGTAGGTTGTCCTCGGTCGTGAACGTAGCGAGGTTAGTAGATGCCTGAGTAGACGAAAACAAAACCTCATTGTTAGTAAGCGTATATCCAGACATTGGCTACCTCTTAGGTCCACGTATAAGTAATCGTAGCGTTCCACGTCTGGGCACTCGTCTTAGTGCCGGGCGAGGCAACGCCGCGAGAAAAGAACACGGCTACCGAAGCACCTGTACCCGCAGTAGTACCCGAGTCAAGACCGAATTCAGCCCATGCAAAGTTTCCGTCAGTAGTAGGGAAAGTAGCCGCGACCACAAGACCCGCCGTGTGCGTGCTACCAACGGTCGGAACAGCGTTGAGAACTTCCCACTGACGGTTAGCCGCGCCGGTAGTGGCCAAGAGATCCGTGTTGGTATAAGCCGCTGCTGTACCCGTGATGCCGCCGCCGATGCGGCCGGTACCGCTAGCGAACTTAGTAACCGCCGAACCGGCAATGCCGTTCATAAGCATCTGCCAACCAGCATCAACGATAAGGTTACAATCCTCTTCAATAAACGTCTCAAAAGGAAGGCAACGATAAGCCATGAAAACCAGCGCGTCAGGTTCCTGACCGCGCAAAAGCATGCGCCGGTCGTCATAATCCTTACGCTGAATCCAGCTAATCTGGTCAACGTCCCACTTATCGACTTTAAGCTGCGTATAGTGTCGGCCATATTCGACATTACCGAGGCCGACGCTGACGCCGAAGGCGTCAGCCGCCCTGCCTACTTCATTAGTCATGCCTTGGCCTTTCCGTCCTTAGACGAATCCTTAGCTACCGTGGACTTAACAGGCTGCTTAGCAGTATCCTGCTTGTCCAGCTTAGCCTCTTCCTTCTTAGCGGGTGCGTCGGCAGTCTTCTTTTCAGGTGCGCGACGGTCTACCGGCTGGCTCGACTTAGACTGTCGAGCCTTCGGCTTGTCGTCAGCCGAATCCTTATCGAGCTTGTCAGCGTCAACGCCCGCCAGGCGCAGAAGCTCCGCGTTCTCAGCGAGCTTCGCGCCGTCAGCGTCTACGTCTTTCAAGTGTGCGCGCTGGCGCTTCAGCGCCGCAACGTGGAAACCATCTTCAGCCATTTGCTATCAGTTCCTAAATTCAAAATCGTCTTGAAGGCTCTTAAGCCACTCGTTAACATCGGTGTATCCGTGATGATGCGGAATCTTGCCGTGAATGTGCTGTTCGATACCTCTAGTCATCATCGCTATGAAAATGCGCGAATCGAGCGTTGCCCAGCAACCCGCACCATCACAGCGACGGCATTTAGGCAGGAAGTCCCAATCCGGCCGGATGAACTCTTCAACGCTGACAACCTTTTGCAGTTCAGCAGAAAAGCGCGTGCAACCTAGCCCGTGATCCATCACGAACGTATGCGGTGCTGGGAAGATATCATACGCATAGACACACCAGAGGCGGTCGCACGATGTAAACGACGGCATTACCTCTACGGTGATCTCGTTATCATGCTCGATAATTACGAGATCGCTCGAGCCATCCCAGCGGGAAGCTATAGCCTCGCCATACCCGTACAGACCGTGCATTTCCACGTACTCTGTCTCCGGGGCAAACTTGGCTATAGCCTCTTCCGTTTTGGGCTGGATCTCACCCGCGTAAGCGCATATAACCCTCACGATCAGGTCACAAACGTAATGTCAATCGTGTTAGTTACGTTGGTATCAGCCGTGACGTTGACGCTTAGGAACCGGAATTGCTGACCAGGCAGAACATATTTCACGATCGTAGTAGCCGTAGTAGTCGTGAAGTTGGTATTAACCACGGTACCGGGTGTAGTGAGGTCAGCGTAGTTAACGTTATTCCACGTCGAGTTATCCATAGAGCCCTGAATAGCGTACGTTGCCGTAGGCGTTGCGCCGATAGTCGTAACAAACCGGACTAGCGCGGGCTTATGGAAATAATCGTGTACGAAGTCAACCACGGACGAACGAGCAACAGCCGTAGACGCGCTGACAACTACCGTACCGCTCTGATAATCACTAAGAGCCGGGTTGTCGCCATACCAGGTCAGATATTGCTGAGTCTCGTTGATCTTGGCCGCTTGCTGCGTCTGGATAGCGGCAGAACCCAACCTGAGCGCCGCGTTATCAGCCTTCAGGAAATCGCGGTAAGTAGTAGCTGGCATTTATTCGTGTCCTTCAATGTAGTCTGCCGCTTTTCGTAGCAAGTCTGGCTTTTCTAGTAGATAACCGATTCCGATATTACAACGGTGGCATAGCAACCCACGAACCTCGCCAGTATCGTGATCGTGATCTATGCGAAGCACTTTCTTGTCTCTGGAATCTGGTTCTACGCCAGGAGACAAACCAGCCATACCACAAATCAGACAACAGCCTGCTTGAGATTCATAAAGCGAAGCTATGTATTCATTCGTCTGTTTGTAAGCGTACTTAATACGATTCTCTTTTTGATGAGCCCGCATGGCAAGCTTTCGACACTCTACCGCATTACACAATTTGCGTTTACTGTTCGTCGGCTGGCCACAATTAGAGCACACATAAAGTCTGGCTGTTCGACCGTGCTTGAAGATTTTACACAAATAGCTGTGATTTCGTCCAAGTCGCTGACCTATGGTTTTCCAGGTCGCGCCTTCAGATCGCCAAAGCTCTATTTGCGCTAGCTCTTCCGTTGTTAGGAACTTGACATGCATTTATTAGCTTCCTTCCCAAGCTAAAATGTTATGAGAATGATGGTCTCCCTAGGGGAAGGCCAGAGAGACCACCATTCCCACGATTTCAACAGATCAGAACGTAGGCGCGGTGAAGCTAGCGCTCGTAACCATCTGCTGAGCTGCGGTGTAACGATTGAAGGTATATGCGTAGTACCCATAAACCACCAAAAGGACCCCAAGCTGAGGCGAGTTAGGCTGTTCCGCACGGATAAACGCGGGCTGGTTCGGGTCGGTCCACAGATGGCATTCATCCTGAGAGGTCACGTAAATGACATCCTGAGTACCACCGTTGGTAATGGTGACGTTAGCGTCAACCAC